AGAATTGAATTTAAAAGCCGTTCTGGGCAACAGTCAGCACTCTACTCTATCAAGGCATTTGAGACTTGTGTCGTTTTAAACGAAACTAAGTGCGACACTAACCGCAACACAAACCGCGCACTAACTGCGACACAAACCACAACACAAACCGCGTCCATTATTAAACTAAACAAAACTAAACTAAAAAAGGATAAAACATTATATCTCGACTTCGTCCTTCTCACAGATGACGAATATCGAAAATTAGTTGAACAATTTGGACAATCCAAGACGGATGAAATAATTGAGCGGCTTAATTCTTATGGGCACCAATTCCCTAAAAAGTTTAAACAATACTCATCGCATTATCACACGATCCTTAACTGGTTGAGGAAAGACGGAGAAACTAAGGCAGGTCAACCCAAGCCAAGAGGAGATCCCCCAGCGCAATCGCCGAAAGAGCAAAAGAAAAAGGAGTTTATCCGCAGTTTGTATGTGTGAGGTGAAAACAATGCCCATGCCACAAACCCATAATAGCGTCCCAATGTCCGAAGCGCTAACCGCTGAACAATGCGCATCTGTACGCACCTTTTTACGGACGATTGTAGCCTACGCAAAGTATACACCAACTCCGGACGTAAACAGATTTATGCAAGAGTACCGCAATATCACAACGGAATACCGGAAAAATGGAAGGCCGCGGATACCCCTGGAGGTCGGTGAGTGCGCGTGGCCCGGATGCGGGAATAAATTCGAGTATCACAGATGTACCCATCAGCGGTATTGTTCCCAGGATTGCGCCAGGCTGGCAGCACTGGCGAAGCAGCGAGAGTACAGGCGAGCGAGGTGATTACCGTTGCAATCCCATCGCACCTTACACAAACACAACATCCCCGCAACTAAGCCATACACCGGCAAAGTAGGCCGCCCCGTGGGAGCCGTAGCACCCCAGGGTGAAATGGTGATTATCCTGGAAGATATCGACTTTTGCTGGACGCCGGTGCAGATACGGGATTTTAGGGAACTTTGGAAATCCGGTACGCCAGGCCCGGGAATAGCGGCGCACCTTCGCAGGGATGAGGATGAGGTCAGCCTGCTGGTGATGGATCAGCGGCGGCAGAATAAGATCAGCGACCGCGAAGGCGGGTGGTTCGGATGCTCTGTCTGATCTGTCGCAAGCACCAGGCTAGAACCGGGGACCTGTTTTGCCGGAAGTGTGCCATGGGCGAGTATCCCGATGGCGGGCTACACAGGAGGCTGTACCCAATGCGCAAGAATACACCCGTGAGGCCACCACGTCGAGCGTGTGGCACGAACAGGGGCAAACACGCAGTCTAAGGAGGGCTTAGAAGTTGGACGAAGTCATGGAGACAGTTATCAAAGACATGCTCGAAAAGGCCGCTGCAAAGGGAATAGAGTCAGGCGCGAAAGCCGAGCGGGAGCGGATACGGCGGGAAGTGGAGAAGTTGCTTTATCCGGTTTGGGATGAGATGAATCTATTTTGTGCTGCTATTAATAAAAAACTTAGGCAGGTGCTTGAACTCCTAAACGACACGCCGGGGGAGGGGTAGGGGTGATACTAGCCATTGACCCAGGCCCAACCGAGTCGGCATATGTAATCCTTGACGGAGAACTGAAACCTGTTGATTTCGGGAAGTTTGATAATGAATTAGTTTTAGAAGTTATTCAAGCAAACAATGTACTTAGAAGCATAGACCATTTTGCCATAGAAATGGTTGCCAGTTATGGAATGGCAGTTGGTGCGGATGTATTTGAAACAGTGTTTTGGATAGGACGTTTCTGGGAGGAAACTGGAAATATAGAGAATAAGGAAAGAATTTACCGCAAAGATGTAAAGATAAACCTATGTCACAATATGAAAGCAAAAGACTCAAATATAAGGCAAGCATTAATAGACCGGTTTGGTATGGTAGGAGTAAAAAAGAAACCTGGTTGGTTTTACGGAGTAAGCAAAGATGTCTGGTCGGCTATAGCAGTAGGTGTAACTTATGCTGATACTTACGGTAAAAAGGTGGTGTGAGCGTGAAGATAGAAACAGCATTAAAAATATGTATTGCTATTTGTTTTTCTCTGTTGCTATTGGCCTATATTTACGACGATGGGAAGCAGCCAATATCAAACCAGCAGCTCCAGGCCGAAGTCCAACAACTCCAGGCCGACAACAAAAAGCTAGCCGAACGGGTAGACGCTAACGACGCTATTGTAAACAGGTGGCTGATGGAGGGGGGTGGAAGGCCGTGAAACTTTATCATTTCTCTCCAGCGCATCTTGTTGAGTCTATCCAGGCTAATGGGTTAACACTTGGAAAACTACCGATAATTGACGAGGGAAAAGGAATCGTGAGATTATTTAGTCCGTGTCAGTGGCTTACCAAAGAAAAAAACTTTAACTCTCAAAGCTGGGCGACGAGAAATATAGTTACCTACGACAGAACCGCGTTTAGGATTATATTGGCTATTCCGAAATCGCACCGTGCGGTCTTATGTCGTGCCCATGATTATCTTCCACAACTACCAAAAGATTCGCAACGGTTAATCACTGATTGGGAAGGTAGTGAACACTGGTACTTATTTTTCGGAAATATACCAAGTGGGTGGATTCGCAAGATAGAGCCAAAGGAGGACACGCCATGACCATCATCTATACCGCCAGCGCAATCCTCATCAGTGTCGCCGCAGTCTGTGGCTTCCGGACCTGGCGCAAGCTGGGCGAACCGATACAGCCGCCTGTGGTGCGGCTAATGGAGCGCGAATACACTCCGGCCCCGAAGCCAGCGCCGACGATTATCGCGATGAACCGAGTGGAACCGATGGGGAAGCGGAAGAAGACGCGGAAACAGCCGAGAAGAAAGGTGGTGCATGAATTTGACCAATAGAGAAGCACATGAAAAAGCCGCTGGGATGGCGCTTGAACCAATGTTTTTTGTATTCAACGGAATCGATCTAGACGCAGAAGTGGAAGAAAATGCGGAAGCAGCCGAAGGGGAAGCGCAAAGTCAAGAAACAGGAGCGAAGGAGGCGGGTTTGGGATGAGCAGCCGCGAGGAGATTATTGAACGGGTGGCGGCAGAGATACACTTCGCGGATATGGGTTGCGATGACCCGCTCACAGTGGCAAAAGTGGCTCTCGAAACTATAGACCTCTGGCCGCTGGTGGAGGCGTCGGAAGAATTAATAAAACATGCCCACTATGATCCAAAAAGTGAGCGTGACACCTTCAAGGTCGAGGAGGTGTGGGTTAAGGGGCTTGACACAGCACTCGCCAAAAGTAGGGGGGTTGAACCTTGAGGGCTACAATCGAAATAGAAATGCCTGAAAACTGCATGAAGTGTCCTTTTTGTGTCGGCAGTCAATTGGTTCCCGGGTATTATTGCGGCGCTTTAACAATAGCGCGAATGAGCGGTGGTATAGAAATTTGCAAAGACAAAAGAAGAGACGACTGCCCTTTAAAGCCTGTTGTGGAGGGGGTATTACCTTGATTAGCCTGGAGAAAGCAAAGGCGCTGAAATCTGCGGGGCTAGTGTGGGAGCCGAAAAGATATGATTTATATCAAGTCCATCCAGAGGAACCTTGGTCTGAAGTGATTTGCATCATGCGGCAGGACCATGCTGACTCAGCCAAAAAATGGGTTGGCGATGGGCATATTGTCTGGCTTCCCCTCCTTGATCAACTGCTGGCGGAGATCGAGCGGCGCGGCTGGAACGCCGACTCGGTATCGCTCAAAGACGGTGGATACGGCTGTGACATCTACTGGCTGTCGGCTACGGTACACACGAAGTATGCGACGTTTACAGGTGAGAGCAGGGAGGACGCGGTTGCTTCTGCGCTTTTATATATACTTCGCCGATAGACAAAATCCAGGGGGGGGTGCGGGGATGGACGAAGACCAAAGGGTGGATCTACAACTAGCAAATGAAGCGGCGAAGAGGGGCGTTAACCGCGCCGCTGCTGCCAGTGTGGAGGCTATCCGGGAGAGGAACGAGCAGGAAGATCCCTGGGAAGCGGATGGGTTTTGGTGTTGGTGGGCCAAGACAAGCCCGCCGGATCGGAAGGAGAAGGAGGCGTTGCCGCCGGGGGAGCCGTCCGGTAGGAGCTCCAAAAGTAAATGTAAAAAACGCAAGAAGCCGCCGAAAAACTTCAGGAGTTTGTATATGGAGTGTTGACAGTCGAATAGTGGACATGGTATGGTAATGGTGTATAGCACGCCCATTTAGTCGCTCCCCGTGCGGGAGCGTGGATTGAAACTAAATTGACATTGGACATCATCCCGTGGGGTTGCGTCAACAGCCCCACACGAGACCACCGCACCCGCAAGGGTGCTTTTGTTTGTGCGTATATACCCCAACCGGTTGATTTATTATATGGGCTTGCGCGTTCGCAGGCCCCGCGAAACCATGCCGGCATGTTACGCAGGCCGGGAAATTATAATAATCTCCGCGACCTGGGCGACCAGGCCGGAGGTCCCGCAAGGGGAAAAGAAAAACCCCGGGGGGGGTTAGGCTTTTTTCTTTGCTCCTCTTTTAGCGGAATGATATATAGTTTCTTCGTTATAAGTTCCCTGGCCGCCGCAAGTTATGCATTGCCATATTTCTGCTTTGTGTACTGCTGGCCTTGGTGCAAGAAGCCTACGTCCACTGTATGGTCTATATTTTTCTACGTGTTGTTCCCGTATTCCAATATACTCCATATCACGGTATCCGTGGCAGTATCCGCATATTTTACGTTTATTCATCTTCATCCATCCTTCCTATTTTTGTTCGGGGGGGTGGGCTTCGCGTGCCTTGCGCCTCATGTATTCGCTAAAGGTGATGCCTTCGGCGCTGGCCCTTTGCATAATGGCTTCATATTCTTCCTGGCTAAGTCTAACCGTGCGCTGAATCCGCTTATCTGCGGAAGGTTTGCGCCCCGCATTGAGGCGCTTACCGCCTTTGGGTGTCATATGGTCAGCTCCTTTAATACATACATTCGCAGGGAGTATAATCAATTTCCTGGATGTCGAAAAGCGTTCCCTTAACAATGCGCTTCCTGAAAGATTCAAGCGTAACATATTTTATTTTACCACCTCTGCGATCCTTGAGGATTGCAATCTTGGGATTAATCTTTTGCCGGAACAGCTTTTCGTATTGTTCAACCTCTTTAAATCGTTCTGGCCAAACTTCATAAAGTCGGGCAAAGTGTCCAAGGCCACCTTTTATGCAACGTCCTCCACAGTTTGAATGGCTAAAACCAAGGCGGTACATGCGGGGAATTTGTATTTTCCATTTTGATTCACAAGTAGCCTTCATATATTCTTTACTTAACGGATTATCAACCAGGGGAAAGCGACATTCTACCGGGGCGTATCTATAAGAGAGGTTAATGGCCCGATGTTCTTCTTCCTTGCCGATGCCAAAATAGAGAATCGGTTCAATGCCCTGGGACTGTAAGTCATCGACATATTTTAAGGTTTGCTTCGTCTTTAACTCAAGCGAACATTTGGCAAGGTTCTTGCCGACAAGGTAGCGAGTTTTAAACCAAACTTCGGGAGGCGTGCGACCGTCGATTCTGTGCGCGATATTGACGTTGTGGTGAGAAATTACCTCATCAATAAAACGGTAATTGTCCTCATCCTCCCATGTGGTATCTGTGTGTAAGGCAACGACACTTTCCCGGCCATATTGCTTTACAACATGATGTAGGGTGAAGGAACTTGATAAACCACCCGATAGCAAAACGACGTGTAGTGTTTTCACTACTGATTCCTTTTGGCACTAAGTACCATGTGGCCGTATTCGTTGGCGGGTTCCATTTTAAAACCCTCAACTTTTTTGAGTTGACCAAGTACCCTTTTATTGAGCATGTTTTGGTGGATGAAGTATTTATTACCTTTTTCAAGTTCGCCTTTGATTTGGTCAATAGTTTGCTTGTTAATCATCTTCAACACTCCTTTGAATTTTGTCTTGCCTAAATCATAGCACAGTCAAAAGTATAACGCAAGACATTTTTCAAAAGTTTTTTAAATTATTTTCGCAAGCAGCGCCGAGGAGGAGCATGGATAAAATCTATCCATGGCAAAAACATCATTCAGCCTTACGGCCAGTAAGCGCAAAGGGCAATCGGACTTGCAATTCCTTTTATAGTGTATTTCTTTGGGGTCAAAACAAGGAGCTGAGATTATGTGAGGAGTGATATTGCAAAGTATATCTCTGGCGAACGAAACGCCATAAAGGACGAGTTTATAGTGAGCCGGGAGAAATGTGGCGGCAGTGAATATGTCCAGGTTCATCACATGGAACTTCCTGAGCCAATATACGCCTTCTGGAGTTCCCGTAAAAAGGACAAGAAGCCTAAGCATACAGGCGGCAAGAAGCCCTATGCAATGCTGATGATGGAAGAACTTATCCGACTTATGAAAGGCGGGCTTCCAGCGGAATCAACCGGCTATCTGATTTACCTTGTTCCGTATATAGAATGGGGAACCGGCAGACTCATCCATGGTAGAAACAAAAGACAAATGAAGTTTGCCGACATCATGAAAGTATTCGGAAAGAGCTACAAAACAACACAGGCGATAATCGCCACATTAAAAGACCATGACCTTCTTACATACACAAAAGAAGGTTATTTTATTTCCCGGGAACTTATTAAGCGGGGTGTTGCGAAATGAGAATTAAATATGAGAAAGGGCTGACGCCTGAGAGGATCGCCGATGAGTTTGTACGATTTATTAGAGATAACAATATCGTGATAGGCGCTGTCAATGTCTACATCCAAACATATGACGAGGAAATGAAACTAGAAAAACACGCCAGAGATGACAGATATCTCATTGTTTCGCCGAAGGAGTTTGCAAAGCAAGAATACACGGAAGATGTGAGTCAGACAAGACGGAAAAGATTGAAGGTAGTTTAAAAAAAGCCTGGCACCCAGCCATGCAAATCAACTGGCAGAACACTTAAAAGGTAGGGTGGTGAGGAAGATGGCATTGGCTTTCAGGGAATGCAGCCCACTGACGGTTATAGATAAGTTCCGGAAATGGAATGAGGAGAGGCAGAACCAGGTTGATTTTATTGCACGGGAATATCAGATGGATAAAACCGAACTGGGGAAGATGGGCGACGATGAATTAAATAAACTGTTTCATGAAGCATATCGGCATTCTGAATGGGGATTGTAGGTAGAAACATACCACCGCGATAGTTTGCGGGGCGCGTAGGGGAAGCTGTGAGGCGTGGGAATAGAGAAACCGCCTTATTCGGCGGCTCTAATGCTTAGCTTATCCATTTGTCACCCCATGCTTGCAGGGCAGCTGCTATTTCCGGGGTTTGGGTTGACATTACTCGCTTGAGCTGGAATAGGCTGTCGGTTGTCTCGTATTGCAAGCGATTCCAATACCCGATTTGAGGGTATTTAATACGCGCTTGCATTTGGATCAGGGTAAGCTCTGTGATAGCCTTTTCTGTACGCTTATTTCCCATTTACGTAACCCCCTCTTATTTGTTGAATAAGTTCTTTTATTATAGCGTGTTCGCTGTCAGTCACCAAAAGTGTCCTGCGCTTTGCATCGGGCGGGGACTGTTTCTTGGAGCCGGAGCCTGGGCGGTAACCGCCATGGATAGGATTGTTGTAGCAGTCGCGATTGTAGTTGACCAGGGAGCAGGTGGAGCATTTGCCGTTGTTCTGTGTGCAATAGGATTTCATATCGTTCCTCCTTACCAAATGGTGTATCCTTTTTCGATGCTGTACCAATCATCCTCGTGGTAACAGGATTCCAGGAACAAGTTGACGTCTTCATCTAATAGAGCGATTCTGTCATTTTCGGATGCAGTTTGCTCGTGGTATTCTGGCTCAACTCCTGCTTCAAGGGCTGCGTGATAGCTGTGGTGGCCGTCCATTACTACTTGATACTCCTCTCCGTCGATTGTAAATACCGGGGAGAGTTGGACTCCAAAGTCCCGGATAGTGATTTTTTGAGCTACAATTTCGTCGTCAACAAATCTTTGGGAGGAAATCAGCGTTGCCATGGTTTATCGCTCCTTTTGTTCGGCTTGAATTAAGTGTAGCATGTCAAGCTGATGATTGTCAACACATATTTCAAAATATTTTTGGAGGTGAAGGGAATGCCGGCAGGACGGCCCTTGAAATTTAAGACAGTGGAGGAATTGCAGAGTAAGATTGATGCTTACTTTGAGAGTTGCTATGCAAATGTCATAGTTAAGGATAAAGACGGACATGCCGTTATTGACATGGATGGAAACATAATTAGGGAATTGCAGCAAGTAGAACCTTTTACAATTACTGGGTTAGCCTTGGCGCTGGATACGAGCAGGGAAGGATTATTAAACTATCAGGATAGGGAAGAATATTTTGACACTGTTACGCGCGCGAAGCTCAAATGTGAGAATTACGCCGAGAAACAGCTTTATTTAGCCAAGTCTGCAAACGGACCTACATTTGCTCTGAGGAATTTTGGTTGGGATGATACCAGAAAGATTGATCTAACTGCAAATATCAAGCAATCCGGAAGTCTGGACAACCTAACCGACGAAGAGTTGAAGCAACTTCAGGAGATACTTGCAAAGGCCGACGCTGAATAGTATTCCTATAGAAACATACCTAATTTCGCTGAGAGACAGAGTATGTTCCTATAATGAGTATTATGTCAACTAGTACAGCCCACTGACTACGGAACAATTGCCGTGAATAGTGGGCTTCCTGTGTTACGCTTGCTATACAACTATACTGATGCAATGCCAAATACTATATGTAGTGTGTGAGACTGTATTAAGGCGATAGGATCGGGCGTGGTGGTTTCGCTAGAACAGGCTGGGTGATCGGTTAGGGTGGCAGGGGTGGGCCTGGGTATGGGTGCCGACCCGCCCTTAGGTACTTGTTCCTCTGGCTGGGGTTGGATGGAAGAGTGAACGGGTTCCTTAACTAATAATTCTACAAAAATAGTAGGAGTCCCTTAACTGGTACTTTTAAAGGTACTTACAAATTATGTAATAGGGGTCCCAATAAGGTACTTAAGTCCCTGGCACACATAAAAATATGATATAATATACACGTGGGATAGCCCCGGAGTAATTACCCGGCGCGACAAGGTGTTCCGCGCACCTTCCCACTGTATTAATGCGGATACTACTTAAGCGGAAGGTGGTTTTACTTTGTCTGAAATGAAGTTATGTAAAAAATGTAATAGAGAATTGCCTGCAACATTAGGTTATTTCTTCGCTGATGAGTCAAAGAAAGACGGCTTAAAAACTGAATGTAAGGACTGTAACAAATCTCTCAAGCGTGTTTACAGAAAAAACAATGACCAAAAAATCAAGTCATGGCGCAAGGGTTACTATAAGACAAACATTGAAAACGAAGTTGCTAGACGCAAAAAACATAATCCCAAAAAGAGATTCTATAATCACAAGAGAGATGCCTCTAAAGCGGGATTGGTTGGCACTTTAACGAAAGAACAATGGGAACAGTGTGTAAAGGTTTTCAATCATCATTGTTGTTATTGTGGAGAAAAAGTGATATTACAACAAGATCATTTTATACCACTCACAAAAAGCGGTGAGTATACTATAAATAACATTGTCCCTGCTTGCCCATCCTGTAATATAAATAAATATAACAACGACTTTTTTGAATGGTATCCAAGACAACCTTTTTATTCGAAATTTAGAGAAAAAACAATTTTAAATTATCTTCACTATCAGGGTCAGCAACAGCAGTTAGTTTTATTTGTTTAACTTGCAATAGGGGACCCTAACGTCCCTACAGTACCTACTCCATATAAAAATTTTAATCTTTAACATTCCGTGGTATAATATAAAAAATTTTCCACGGGAGGTTCTTTAAATGTCTGATGACACTGGATACAACATAAAAATATCTAAAAAAATACCATTATATATTTTTACGGGGTTAGCAATAGGAATTTTATTTTTACTTATTTTTGCAAACACCTCAAAAGCATCTTATTATGAGGGTTACAATGATGGATATAAAAAAGGTCTTGCACAAGGAGAAAAAGATGATCAATTCATATCAAATTCACGCGCAAAAATATGGAATCTAGATGAAGAGGGTTGGCATATTGTAAAAATTAGAGACAGAAAAGAATCATTCATAGGTCCAATAGGTGATGTAGTTAAAATGAGTAATGGAACTTTATATTTTATTAAAGATGACAAGGTTTGGTTTAGAGATTAGTAGGAGTCCCACTAAGGAGTCTCTTTAAAGGTACCCAGAGAATGCAAAAATAACTTGGAGGTTTAATATGATCGAGGAGGAAAAGATTGTAGTAGAGCTTACTAAGCAGCAACTTGAAGATATCGTCCAATCATTACAAGGTTACTGCTCCGAGTTCTGTGAAGGTTATTATAATGATTGCAATGATAATATAGCTGATGAATGCCGTGATTGTTCCAATGTTATACTTATGAAAAAGTTCAGATTATTACTTTAGGGGACCCTGTTCCTCCTTAGAGGTGGTTTATGGCTAAATTAAAAACACCTACGCTTGACGAAGTTAACTGTATCCTATCCAAGCGTAGACTAACTGACTTTATGGTCTACGAATCAGGCGGGAAGTGGATCCGTGCCAAGCACCTTGACCTGCTCTGTGGTAAGCTGGAATCCGTAGAGCGCGGCGATATTAAGCGCCTGATGGTGTTTATGCCTCCCCGTCACGGCAAGTCTGAGGTAATCTCAAAGAAGTTTCCTGCTTGGTATCTTGGCCGTAATCCTGATAATGAGATAATTATGGTGTCTTATGCCGCCGACTTGGTGCTTGACCATAGCAAGATAGCCAGGGATACCCTTAAAGAGTGGGGACAGAAAATATTTGGCGTTACGGTTGCCAAGGATAGTGGCGCGGCTGATAGATGGACGCTGACAAAACATAGGGGTGGTTTAACTGCTTCTGGTGTTGGCGGCCCCATAACCGGGCGCGGTGCTCATGTGGCTATTATTGATGATCCCGTAAAGAACCAAGAGGACGCTGATTCAGAGACAATTAGACATAAGACATGGGAGTGGTATAAAACTACTTTAAGGACACGTCTAGCGCCAGGGGGCGCTATTGTTCTTGTTATGACCAGGTGGCATGAAGATGACCTGGCCGGCAGACTTCTGAAACATGCCAGTGAAGATGAAGAAGGCTCCAAGTGGGAGATAATATCTATCCCAGCAGAGGCGGAAGAAGACGACGCCTTGGGACGGTCAATCGGTGAATGGTTATGGCCGGAGAGATATCCAGAGAAGGAGTATAGGCAATTACGGGTTGATGCCGGTTCACGTGGGTGGACTGCGTTGTATCAACAAAGGCCATCGCCAGATGAGGGTGGTTTGATTAAGAGGAATTGGTGGCGGTACTGGCATTATCAGGATAGAGAACAGTCTCCAGTACAAATTAAGTTGCCAAATGGTGAGATTATTCATATCAAGTCCGAACCTTTGCCTGGCAGGTTTGATGAGATGATACAGTCATGGGACACTACGTTTAAGGATGATAAGGCATCTAAAACGGGTAATCCTGATTACGTTGTAGGTCAAGCGTGGGGCAGGTTGCTTGCAAACAAGTATTTGCTAGATCAGGACCGGGGGCGCAAGGATTTTCCGGCTACCATCACGGCGGTTGAACGCATGACTAAAAAGTGGCCCCAGACTCGGGCGAAGTTGATAGAGGATAAAGCTAATGGACCCGCTGTTATCGCTATCTTGAAGCGCAAAATATCGGGACTGATTGAGGTTAATCCGGAAGGTGGAAAGGTGGCACGGGCAAACGCTGTGTCTCCTGACATCGAGAGTGGAAACGTGTTTCTACCTCACCCTAATATAGCGCCGTGGGTATATGAGTTCTTGGATGAGTGTAGCGCGTTTCCAAATGGTAAGTATGACGATCAGGTGGACGCCATGACACAGGCGTTAAATCGTCTGATGTATCACGGATTTAGTCGGGCTCCAAAAGAGGAGTTAACCGGCACCTACCACTACGGCGAATTAAAGTTGATGGGTTACAGCGACGCGCAGATACGGCGGTTGAAGGGGGTTAAGATACTTGGCAAAAGGCGGTGATTGTGTTGCCCCTCAAGAAAGGTTCGTCTAAAAAAGTTATCGGTTCCAACATTAGCGAATTAGTTCAATCTGGCAGACCTCAGAAGCAAAGTATCGCCATTGCCATGGATAAGGCTGGAAAGTCTCGCAAGAAAGGCGGGAAACGTAAGTGAGCGACATTAAGCGCATCTTCCCAGGCGCAATCAACGGCCTCATTAACTGGATGGAAGAAAACTTCCACGAAATCGACGAGTTTGTGGTTACGTTTCACTTAAAGGACGACACCACCATGACGGTGTATGACTGTTATTCGTATTTCAACGGTGTGGCTATTGCTGGGATAACTGAAGGAACAATACATGAATTAGCTCGCAGAGATGAATTTATTTGTAAAGAGAAAGGGTGTTAATAGAATGGTATTTGCCAAAAACGACATTATTACAACTAATGGCGAAGATTATCAATGCGTTTGCTGTGATGAAAGCACCGCGATATTTGGGCCAATGCGTTATTCCAAGAAAGAGGACAGCCATATAACGAGTTACCGTGGAATGTTTGCGATTGGAAATTCTCCTGAACTACTTGGTGGGTTTACTTTTACGCGGCCAGTTTTGCCAGTTAGTAAGAAGTGACTGCCATGGCCAAAGTAACCTACGAAATCACCAAGTACCCCACTTGGGGCAAGAGGATCAAGAAAATCAACTGGAAGAAAAAATAAGGGGGTTTTAGTATTATTCGGGTTGATGATAATTGGGGTGATAAGGCACTGGAAATTATCAAAGGTATTGAGCAGACCTGGACGCCGAAGTTTAATATCCTAGTAACTTCCCTTGAACGTAAGTACAACTATGACGAACTGAAGGAATTTCATTTAATTGCATCACCTACGACCGGCACTGACCATATAGAAAACCGAAACATACCACTAATTAGTCTTAAGGGCGAAACCGACTTCTTGCAGGATGTCTACGCCACAGCAGAGTACACTTGGGCGCTCATCCTCTCCCTGATCCGCAAAGTCCCGTTTGCCTTTGATGATGTAAAGTGCGGCAACTGGAAACGCGAGGCTTTTCAAGGTACAGAACTGCACGGGAAGACCCTTGGAATTGTGGGTTACGGCAGGGTTGGGCAACAGGTGGCGCGGATAGCCGAGGTGTTTGGGATGAAAGTTATTGCCAACGATCTGCCGTCAGATAGGCATGATGCACCATATAAGAACCACAAGGTTGAGTTTTGCACACTTGACACGTTACTTCGTTATGCCGACATCATCACCGTCCACGTCCCACTCAATGAGAGTACGCGCGGCATTTTCGGATGGAAACAGTTTGAAATGATGAAACCCACGGCTTATTTTATTAATACAAGCAGAGGCGGCATTGTAAGCCATCACGCCCTTGAGGATGTTCTAATGACTGGGGAAATAACGGGGGCGGCACTTGATGTTGTTGATGGTGAACCTGAACTTGACAAATGCTTATTGGACTATATCAATAGCGACGATAACCTGATCATAACCCCCCACATAGCAGGTAACACCGCTGAGTCTCGCGAAAAGACTCAGCTTTTTATTGCGAATAAAATCAAGGAATTCATTCTTGGAGGTGGTTGACATGTCCTATTCCCGTTACATCCCCCCCGCAATTAAATCCGTTATTCCGGAATTTGCAGTCAGTACCGCGGCCAGCACCGGCAACGCCAAAGTTTATAACTCGTCCGACCTGGGTGGCCCTGGCTATATCAAACTCCAGTGTACCACCGGAGTAATTTACATCTGTACAACCTCGACTGCGCCTACTGCTATTACCGGCTGGCGGTTACAGTCCGGGCAGAACCCGCTTGACATGCGGTTCACCGACTATGTTGCATTGTACAGTACATCTACCGGGATGTTAGCACAGATTGCAGTATTAGATTTATAGGAGGTTTTATGGAAAATTGCAGTTGTGATCTCTGTGGCAACTCTGATTATATCGTCCTTTGGGACAAAACCGAGCGTGAAAAGGTCGGTGTCCTGCGAAGCGCGGTCATCCGCGACAAGGAAGGCAACATCGTCCAGGGTCGTAACGTCATGTGTAAGCGTTGCGGCCTCGTCTATGTCAACCCGAGGCTAAGTAAAACGGAATTGGATCGCTTCTACGCCGAGGATTACCGGAAGATTTACGGCGGTGAGGCGAGTTTGGAGGCCGAAAAAAGGCATGCAGAACTGGCTTTTAACCTGATGCCGAAGGGTAATCACCTTGATATTGGTTGTAGTACTGGACAACTGATCAATCTGACGGGCGGTCACGGCATCGAACCTAACCGCGAACATTATGAAATAGCTAGAAACGCCGGGCTGATCATTAAAAACTGCGCCATAGAGAACTACAACCTCGACCTTCGTTTCGACATCATCACCATGCTTAACGCTTTGGAGCACGTTATCAGCCCCACGACGGTATTACAGAAGATTCACAGCCTCCTAAACGACAGAGGCCACGTCCTGATCAGCGTTCCGAACCTACTGAGCACCCATATCAACATCCCGGTGGACGCGTTTTTAAGCAACGCCCATCTTTTCAACTTCACGGCGGCCACGCTGGGTATCATGGCTCAGAAATGCGGCCTGAAACCGGTTAAAATGTTCTCCGTATCGGAGGAGATGGGAAAGAAAATTTACATGCTGGCGAAGAAGTCGGAACCGGTGGAAGTTGAATTTGATGATAATATCGAAAAGAGGATTGAGTTTACAAAGATGTTTCTTGAATACGTGGACAGGGTATTCGTGATGGATGTTGTTTTGAACGGAGGGATACGATAATGGCTGGCAACTGCCCTTATTGCGGGGTCTTAATTTGGGGGTATGTTCCAAAGATGGTTACAACAGATAATAATGGGAATAAAAAATTAAATACGATTCACATGAAAATTAATGGTGATCTTGAAATATGTAAAGGTGATCTTGAAATAAATAGGAAGGTGTTAAATGACTAAAATCATAGCCGATGTCTGCTGCAATCATCTGGGCGACCGTCGAATCATGGAGTCCATGATCAAGGCGGCTAGTTCCGTAGGCGTGGATATCATCAAATTTCAGTCTTTCAAGGCCGACAAACTCCGCAAGGACTGGCCGGATTACGAAAACGCCTACCAATACTACAAGCGACACGAACTCTCGGAGAGCGATCACCTGTGGCTGATGGAGAAATGCCACGAAAACGGAATAGACTTCCTAACGACCGTCTTCGACCTGGAGACGGTTGATTTTTTGGCCAACGACCTGGGATTGAAGCAGGTGAAGATTGCTTCGTCGGACGCGAATAATTGGCCGCTGATTGATAAGTGTTTGGAGAAGTTTGAAACTATAATAATTAGCACTGGCCTACATACGGATGAAGAAACCCAAACATTAAGGCGCTATACTTCATCTAGGTACGGAGTCGTTTTATTGCACTGTATTTCTTTGTATCCAACTCCATTGGCAGCAGTTAATTTGACAAATATGAGTGCTTGGGTTGAAAATTGGCCGTACCATGCTGGTTTCTCCGACCACACCCTTACCCTTGACGCCTCAAAACTGGCCATCTCCCTTGGCGCCGACTACATCGAGCGCCATTTTACATTGTCCCGGTACCTCCCCGGGAAGGATCACTTTTTCAGTAGCACCCCGGAGGAGTTTGCCGAACTTGTGGCCTGGCGCGACAAGGTGGCTGTGATGATGGGCAGCGGTGTCCGCGAGTTGTCGCCGGAGGAGTTGGCGAATCGGGAGAAGTATCGGGGGCGGTGGAATGGATGAAACCATCACATTTGAACAAATAATTGAATGTAATAAAAACAAAATTTGCCCATATGATGGCATGCCCTGTTCTGCAACCGTAAGTCTGTTTGAAGTATGCTGTTATGATTGTAGTAGATGTACTGCTATTCCTTCCAGTTGGAGGTCATATGCGTAAAATCTGCATAGGGGGTGGAACGGGTGATTGACTTTATTGGATGTTTGTCTATATTTCTAGTAGTCGTCTTTTTAACTTTTTTAACTTCTAGAAATTATCCAAATTACAGGGATAGGCCTTAGCTATATGAAAATACTTTAGTAGGTGAGATATGCGTAAAATCTGCATAGTAATAGCCTCCCGCGCAAACTACGGCCGGCTCAAATCCGTTTGCAAAGCCATCACTGAGCACCCCGACCTAGAACTTCAACTAGTCGTGGGTGCATCAGCATTCGATCTGCCGATGGAGTATAAACCTGATGCCGTTGTTCAATGTTTCGTTGAAGGAGACAACCTGCAAGCCATGACCCTGACAACAGGGTTATTTTTAACTCAGTTAGGCGGCGTCCTGGAGCGTCTAAAGCCAGACATGATACTCGTACATGGAGACCGCTACGAAGTCCTTGCAGCGGCGATTACAGCGGCGTACATGAATCTCCCACTACTCCATACAGAGGGGGGAGAATCAACTGGAAGCATTGATGATCGCGTACGTCACGCCATCACAAAATTAGCCGACATACATTTTCCGGTAACTAAGTTATCCCGGCAGCGCATCATTAAGATGGGTGAGCGTCCCGAGACGGTGTTCACGGTGGGAAGTACGGCCCTGGATTCCCTGTTAGGTATCGACCTGACCAACAGCCGCAGGGAACCTTACATCGTCGTCCTGCACCATCCTAATACGACCAGCCCCGAGGACATAGTGCCACTGATTGAGGCTGTCATGTCGATACCGATCCATAAAGTGTGGGTAAATTCAAATGTTGATCCCGGTAGTAAGGCAATGATGAAGTTAGTCCACCAGCAGGACGTTGAGTTCGTGAAGAATCTGCCGCCTGAAAAATATGCAAACTTGCTTAATAACTGTATTTGTGCGGTTGGTAATTCGTCCAGTTTTATCAAAGAGGGTGCATTTCTCGGGGTTCCTGCCGTGTTGGTTGGTGGAAGGCAAGAAGGACGTGAATGTGGCTACAACGTGGTATCTAGGGGTTACAATAAAAGTGACATATTGGAAGCCATAGACATATTTACGATGGCAAGGCCGTTACCAGACTACCGTTTTGGCGACGGCACAGCCGGGAAGCAGATCGCCGACATATTGGCGAAGGTGGAAATGAAGGAGAAGAAACTACAATATTAGAACACCAAGGGAGAGTGTCTAATGAAGGAATTTCGCTGCCCCTACTGCGGCAAGTTGTTTTTCAAGTATGAAGAATCTCCGGAAAGATCGGTTTTGGTTGAAATAAGATGTCCTCGAAATACCTGTGACAGTAGAAAAACCCAAAGAAAAACAATAAGAATTAAACTTTGAACGCCGAAGGGAGAGCGTCTAAATGAGACAGAGAATATCTATTAACCAGTTAAATGAGCTAACGGATGAGCAGAAGGAACGACTTAGGAAGTGGTGGAAAAATGGTAAAGTTCACTTCGGGGATTTAGTATATACAAGATGCAATTGTTCCCCTCCAGACCCCAGAAATGTTGTAAGCGTATGGAGTTATGATGAACAAGAAATAGAATTTTATAATGCGGAAAGATATGGATATTCTTTGTATAAAGACTGCCTTCCTCTTCTCTCCGTCGGCCAGTGCATTGAACTGCTAGGTCATAAATTACAGAAAATAGAGTACGATTTTTTCATCAATAATTATTATGTCAGTGTTTTAAACATAGGCACAAACGGTAAAACAGAGTTAATCGACGCCCTATTCGCGGCAGTAAAGGAGGCGCTGTGATGGACGAATGCCAAGAATCAGTTGATAGGCTTATTGAATGGGTGCGGAACAAATACCATATAGCCTGCCTTTTATACGGAGAAGGAATTATGGAGGATATTCTCAAGGAAAAAAACAACGAAGCCCTAATGCTTGCTTTAGAGGGCAAACTTTCAGAATATAAGGGTATTGAGTTTGTTGTCTTAAACAAGGGACTGTCTCTTGGAATGACCAATTATTTAAGGCGGTGTTGTGATTGCAGGTAATTAAATGCACCAATCCTGCCTGTGACGGCAAGATTCTCCTTGAGGCACAGGGCGAAGTCAAGAAGAAATGCCCGAAGTGTAAAGAATATACCCATGTGGTGACAACATCAAAAGGAATAATAGATTTAAGCGCTTCTAGCAAGCCCACTCCTTAACGGGGTGGGCTTTTTTATTTTCCCCAGAAGGAGGAATTTGTACGTTTATCCTGGGCGTTATCCCGGCAAGAGGCGGATCGAAGGGCATCCCATCCAAGAATACCTACCCTTTATGCGGCATTCCCATGATCCAGTATACCCTTGATGCGGCGAAAGGCAGCAAGATGCTGAGCGACTGCGTTATATCCACCGATAAACCCGAGATGACTTTGGGGTACAAGCGGATATGCCGGCCGGTCGAACTGGCACAGGACGACACGCCTATGCTTCCGGTAATTCAACACGCCGTCGCGGTCTATGAGATGGCCCACATGGGCGTTCATGTTGACGCCGTGATGACACTCCAGCCAACAAGTCCCCTGCGGCTGACTGAGGATATAGATGGTGCAATACAAGTGTTTGTTGAAAAAAACAAGGAGTTTAGCCGAGCTCCAGCATGGGGTAGTTTGGTTTCTGTTTGCCATGGAATACATCCAACTAAATCTTATTTGCCAAATGGAGATGAGTTTATAGAAAAGGCATATAAAAATCCTTACGATAAACACAAACATAAATGTTTTACAAGAAACGGAGCGATTTTTATAACCCGCAGGGACTTTCTTGAAGAGGGGAGCCTTTGGGGAATATGCCCGATACTTTATCTTATGCCAAAATCCCGTTCCATCGACATTGACGACTATGAAGACTTGCTCATAGTTGAGTCAATCCTGAAAACCAGAGGTGAGTTAAATTGATCGAAGGCGCTGTAATTCTATTGGCAGGAATGATTATAGGGGGGGCGATTGGCTATTTTGCTCCTAAGTATCTACCGGCGCAAGAAAAGAAGGCAGAAAATCCCTATGAGAAATACAAGACTACTGAAGGGCTTTATTCCCGAAAAGCAGTTAAGGCGTCCAAGGAAAGCAGGTGATGTAGTTGGCGAAGAAGGAAGATAGTCGGAGCAGTCGGTTGGACTTCATGACAGAAGAACAGATGCGCCGGATTGATAACTATCTGACCAAGATAGAACAAAACCGGGGCAATCTAGGTGACATATACGACCGCATGGAGGCCGAACAGGAAGCATATTCCGGCGACCAGGAGCTGAAGGACAACCGCCCCAACACCCGGGTGAACATCGTCAACGCCAACATAGAGGGGCAAGTGTCGGCACTGGTTGAACAGAATCTTGCCGTTGTGTGCAAGGGTGAGGGACCGAGCGACCACCCATTTGCAAAGTGGGCGCAGATCGGGCTTGATTGGACTTTCCGGAAGAATAAAATCAAACGTGTTCTAAAAACCCACGAGCGTCGGCGCGAACTGTTTGGATGGGGTTGGCTGAAAATCTACTTTGATCCGGATGCAATAAATGGCTTCGGCATGGTACGACTGACCACTCCTCCCTTACAGAATATTTTCATCGACATGGCCATAAACGATCCCTCTCAGGTGCAGGACGCGGAATATATCGCGGAAGTAATTCAACGTTCCAAGTCATGGGCCGAAAGGCAAGAGAAGTACGGCGACAGAGCTAAAAATATTCTTTATGGCGGTTCTGACAAAGCTTCGATTTTCCAAAAAGAGAAAACTACAGACGACGAGGACACCTTCTGGCTTATCCAACTATGGACAATGACGGACGGCATGCTGAGGTTGGAAGAGTTTTCGGACGACGGCGTGCTGTTGTATGACTCCTTTGAGGATCCCGAGATAGGCAAGAAGCCGTTTAACCGGTACAACAAATATCCATATTTCCTGACTATCATGTACCCGGAAGAGGGGGAATTATATGGCTTTGGCGATGGCAAGTTACTGAGGCCGCTCCAAGACATGCTGAATGACCTTTACGATCAGATTCGGAGAGCCGCGAGGCCAAACCGGATCTTTTTTGATCCAAACTCTGAGGTTGAGTTAGAGGATTTGGATGAAGATGATGGGCCGATACCATGCACAGATCCAAACACAAATATCCGCGTTGTTGAAGCCGGTCGTGTCAATCCCGCACTGTGGCAACTCCTTGAAAGCGTACACCGGGAGATTCAGCGGGTTACTCGCTTCTCAGAATTGATGATGGGGCAAAGCACCAAGGCTCAGACCGCCACGGAAAGCGCCATCCAGCACCAGCAGGGTAACAGTGCCACGGACAGCAAGAAACTTGACCTGGGAGAAACCATGCCCGAGGTAGCGGAATATATCCTTGATTTAATGATGGAGAATTACACCGAAGGCCGCGCCTTCCGGATTGATGAGGATAAGGAAGATTATGTCTGGGTTGACTTCCGCCAACTGAACGAACTCCCGGTACTTGTCCCGCCAAATGACGCCTATTCACAGCAATATCGCGCTGAGAATCCAGGCACGGAAATGCCGAAGTGGATGCAGTTGGCTGACGAATCAGGCAACGGTATGACCAAGAGTGTTGACCTGGATATTGAAATTAGTTTTGGCGCCGGACTGCCGAAAAACAAGGCCTTCTTATGGCAGATGATGGAGTCTCTTTCCCGTGTGGTAGTAGCCGGACAACCGGTTCTTACCTGGCAGGAGTTCAGGGCATTTATCAATGACTATCTCGGAATACCCTTGGATGAAAATCAACCCATGATGTTGCCGCCTGGAATGCCTGGAGCACCCGGCCAGGTTCCGTTCCCCGGGCCGGCGCAACCGATGCAAAACGCCAATGTGCAGGGAATGACACCAGGGGGAGCACCGATGATGGGTAGTCTGCCGCAAGGTGGTAGGATTGGGGGCGCACTATAGTGGCGACGATAAAACAGCATAACAACCTTATCAAGGTAATGTTTGGAAACAACAACCACTATAAGCACGTCCTGACCAATGGCGACGTACTGCGAATTACCAACATGGAAAACCGGTTTGCCGTGTCCAAACTACCTGTCTGTGGCGCATGTGAACGCCTTGGACTGTGGCACCATGGCCATACCTGTTACTGCAGACACTGCGGGACGATTACTAAAAATCCCCTGCGGTTCTCTGAATATTACGTGGCGGGGTACGATATTGATCCCACCGGTCTTGGTAGGGATAAGGGGCCTGAGATGGCGGCAAGACAATTAATTTTATAAAGGAGTGGAACTGTGGTTATTTACACTTTTGGCGTTCTGAAACTTGACAAGGAGTATAACGAAAGCGACCTGAGAAAACTGATTCCGGCTGATGTATTCGGCCTTGAAGCCGGGTTCTACGGCGGCAGGTGTACGCACATCGGGGAAACGGACTCTGATGTTCTACTAATCTATGATAACCGCAAAGATGCGGGCAGTAGAATCATTGACACCGGTGCGGTAAAACTGGATAACATCGGTATTAAGTTTATCAAAGAACTATGCAAGAAGCGGAAAATCACGTTTGAACACATGCCGAAAAAGGAAGATTTGATCGCCAAACTTGAAGGGAAGTAGCGCCGCAAGGCGTTTTTATTTTGCCCGTGCGGAGCATATCCGCATTTATGCGGGAGTAAACCCGCTACTAAATCCGGCTGAGTGCCGTTAAAAACTTATCTGCGTTGGCAACGCGAACAGCCAGGGAGGTTTTTATGAGTCAGAACATTGACCCCGTAGATCCGATGGATCCGGTAGATCCTATTGATCCAATTGATCCAATTGATCCCGTAGATTCGATGGAACCTACCGATCCTGCGGATCCAGTTGATCCGGATCCTAATGAGCCGCTCGATCCGGTAGAACCTGCCGATCCAGTGGACCCTACACCACCGAAGAGTGACCATGTTCCTCTAAACAAGTACATGGCCGAGAAAAAGCGCCGGCAGGAACTTGAAAAGGCATTTGCCCAACAAGCAGTCGAGCGCGAAAAACTCACACTCAAACAAGAACTAATCAACCGCGGCTGGCCGGAATATGAAGCGGAATTGCAGGCCACTGATAAGGTCCGGCAAAAGCAAGAGTCCGACGAGGTAAAGTCGAAGCTTCTCGATTTCGAGGTGAAGGATCTCTCCAAGAGCGATCCTTTTTTTGCTGACGCTGAATCTTATAAGGACGAGATCAAAGACAAGATGCGGGAATTTAGGTGTTCTGCTGAGGATGCTTACGAGCTTCTTCGCGGCAAGACCAGAAGACGCGAGTTTCAACTTGAGCAGGAGCAACGGGCAGCAGCCAAACGCAGGCAGACCACAACCAAGAAGGTTGAAAATGCCGCTCCGTCTGCGACGAAGTCTCCGTACAAACTCGACGACCACGACAAGAAGGCCCTGGCCGGGTTGCAAAAGGCCCAGCCTGACTCCGGATGGACGGCTGAAAAATATTGGAAAGCACTGAAACAAACAGAGTAAAGGGGTGATTATGAATGACCTGGAGATTAAAGTACGAAAAAGGCGTGGCGCCTTATTTGATTCCTACTAGGATCGGTACCAGCACTGGTTTAGCCAACTTTGTTGGTTCATCTGATATTGGCAAGTTGATGGTACAAACCACAGACTGCGCTTCTCTGGCCGTTGGTACTACTGCTGACCGTGCTAAGGCAATTGGCATCCTTGGCATCGTGGCCGCTGTCCCGGCAGCCTCTACGCCCGGCAGCACTGAGTTGGTTTATATTCAGCCAGTTACTCAGTATGACGTGGTAGAAGCAACCTACAGCACTTCTGTTGCCAAGAGTACCAGTATTTTGCTCGCGACTAGCAATATCGGCTATTTCTTCGGAATTAGCAATACCACAACCATTGCCGGGGCCGCGACACTCGATGTGACTGTGGCCGGAACCGCTGCCGGAACTACTGACGGCTTGTTTTTCAAGTTGCTAGGCTATAGCACCAAGGAATACAAGGCATGGGGCCTGATCAACAGTTCCCACCTAGCATTATCGTAACTGACTAACGAATAAAGAGGTGATTTAAATGGCATACACAGTAACCGCAGATATTAGCAGAATGCTTGTGGCGGGACAAAAGGAAATCTTTACGAAGAACCTGGACTTGATTGCTGTGGAGTACCCCGAGTTTACGACTCCCAAAAAGGCCACCAAGCAGGCTGAGACCTACGATAGTATTGGCAACTTACAAGCTGCTTCTGAGAAAACAGAGGGCGGCGCGATCTCGTATGGTTCGGTAGGGCAAGCCTATCAGACTACCATTACAAACAAGACCTGGGCCAATGGTTACTCTCACACCATGGAGGCAATTAAGTACGATCTTTATGGCTGTGTCAATGACGTAAAGGCCAAAGAACTTTCTCACACCATGCGCGATCTTGAGGAAACCAATGCAGTACGCTGGGTGGATAACGCCTTCGCCACCAACCTGGCAGATGGCGTACCTCTCTGCACTAACAGCCGTCCGTGTCTCAATGCGCCTGGAACTCTTAATGATACCCTGACCACCGGCGCGCTGGATCCGGACCACCTGAAGACTGCGCGGCAGATGTTTGCGCGGTTCAAAAACCACGCCGGCAATCCGATGAAATCAACTCCATCCGATGGTCTGACCCACGCGGTTAATATGCAGACGGTGGAAGAAATCGCTGCCAGCACCCTGAAGGCTTACGAACTTTCCAATACTGCCAATAAAGTAATGCGCCTCAACTGGCACTACAGCACCTTTATGAGCAGTGAAACCGCATGGTTTATCTGGGACAAGAAGTTCGAGCATATCCTGTTCCAATGGTTCATGAAAAACGACTTTGACCAGGATCAGGACAAGATCAGCACAAAGAACTTCTATTACAATGCGGTCGCGATTTATCAGACGGGATGTCTTAACAACATCGGTATCGTCGGAAGCACGGGTTAATCCCCGTGTTTCTCTTTGAAAGGGGTGAAACAACATGACTCTAAAAACCGGTCCTTTTATAGCCGATGGTTACGTCAAGGACAGCAGCAACACTGAGCGGCAACTGTGGGACACTACCGGGGCGTTATACCCCGGCGGGGTTAAAATGACTCCAGGTTCAACGCTGGCTTTTACCGTTGCAGATACGACAACGGCACAGACATTGGAAAACAAAACTTTCGGCACAGGATGTATTTTCAACACCACCGATAGCACTGGAGCCGCCACAATACCAAACTACGGATTAACCCGGATTGCCGCTTCTGCTGCCGCTTCGACGTATGTCTTGGATGCACCAGTAGCTGGCGTGATGAAGTTTCTCTACGTGGCGGCTAACTCAACAAACATAACTATAAATGTTTCAACCGCTGTAGCGATCGGGACGGTGCTTACAACCGATGCTTACCGTAGAATTGTCTTTTCTAGACCAGCAACTGTAACCTTACTTGGAATTACAACTGCCCAATGGGATGTACTCAGCGTTGGTACTACCTTGGTGGGCACAACTGCACTACCGACATTTACAACCTAATCGGGGAGGGGTTTATCCCCCTCCTTATTTTTAAGGAGGATTTATGAGCGAGAAAAAAAGCAAAGTCTACATAGTCGGCTTCGCCCCGAGCTGGGCGGAAACGAATTGGCAGGACCCGGACGCAGAAATCTGGTGCCTGAACGAATTTTACAAGATTGGCAAGACTGTGCCGAATTTCCATGCGGACAGGTGGTTTGAAATTCACGACAGAAACAGCAAGAGCAAGGCCACGCCGGAACACACTCAGTTTTTGCAAACCTGTCCGGTTCCGGTATACATGTGGGACAAATACGATGACATCCCTAACAGTGTCCGCTTTCCAAGGGAAGCAATAGTTGATTTCTTTGAAAAGAAGGGCTGTAAAGGGGCGCAGTATTTTACAAACTCCATCTCCTGGTTTATTGCCCTGGCAATATACGAAGGATTTAAGGAAATTTCTGTAACCGGAGTCGATATGGCGACCGATTCAGAATATGGTTGGCAAAGGCCGTCGGCTGAATATTGGATAGGTATTGCCGAAGGAATGGGAATCAAGATAAATATTCCATCTTCCAGCGATCTTTTAAAATGCACCCAACTTTACGGTTTTGAGTCAAACAACCGTAACCGATCTTGGATGAAGGCGCAAGTTGGCGAACTTGGTAAACGTACTCAGCAGTTTGCACAACAACAGATGCAGGCCCAGCAGGCCTCGCATCAGGCTGAAATAGCACAGGCCGAGATCAGGGGGGCTAAACAAGCCTACCAGGAAATTTTAAAAAGAACACAATAAGGGGGGATCCCTTTGGTTTCTCCACGCGACCAAATCGCAAAATATAGCACTCAGTTGGTGTATACGTCCGATACGTCACCGACTTTTTTATCGCTTTTTCAGGGTATTGACGCAGAATTGCCCAATACAGTAGCCAGCACCGACAAGATAAACTGGATGAATTTAGCCATACGTGAGGAATGGCGCTGGATTGCTTCAACCAAGCTTTTCTCTACCTCGCTTACGGCCGCGAAAGCTATTTATACGCTGCCCAGTGATGCGAGACATGACAAAATCAACTACTTCGCCGTGTCTGATTCTACCGCCAGGAGTTCAACGGAGAACTGGACAGTTTATACTCCTGTCGGGCAGGATGATGAGTTGTCTGATAAGCAGTATTACAAGGCCGGCGGTGGAGTTGGCATCTACAGCGTGCCGACTACCGATGATGCCGGCAAGGGGCTTATGGCCATGTACGAAGCCATTCCCATAACTTATGCCTCCACTACAGATACCACCTCTATTCCCAACATCAGCAAAGATTATATAAACATTGTCAGTTGGAAGGTTAAGCGTAGAGTGGCCCTTGCCGGGGCTAGTCCCGACGTGGAAATAGCAAATAACTGCCAGGCTGAAGTGGACGAAATCGTTAAGAAAATCAAGATGAATTATTACAAGAAAAAAGCCAAGAATCCAAGCGATAAGTTTTCATATAAGGCAAATTGGTGGAACGGGTAAGGGGGTGATCTTATGGCTTACTGGAAAGATGTTGGCTCAAAAAAGAAATCGGTTCAACAGTGGTTCGATGGCATTAATACCGGCCTGCCTGCCATGAAGATAAAAGATTCAGAGCTAACCTATCTACGCAATATGGACTCCAGGGAATGGCCGTCGATCACAGTGCGGCCTCCAAGGAGCACCTATGGCCTGGTTAATTCTACTACCGTAAACGCCCTGGGCCAGAGGAACAACCAATACCTGCATGTCGTCGAGGGTAACACCTGGAAGTATTGGAACCCTCCGACGAACGCCTATATTAACCTTACTACCACGCTTTCCAGCACCGAAGCGGAGATCGGGGAGTTTGCCACGGGGACGAACCGCTACACCCTTTTAATGAACAGCACCCAGAAATTGATCTGGGACGGCACTTCGACGGCGTTAGTTCTTGGAACTTCAGACACCCCTTTGACGAAGATATTTGCCGTTCACAAAGGGCGCATTTACGCGGCCCGGAACAACGACATAAAATTCTGTGCCCTGAATAAGACAACCGACTGGACGACTGCCAACGACGCCGGAAGTATAGATGTTACCCGCGCAAAAGGCCCGATAATTGCCATGTGCGAATACAACGACTTTGTAATTGTCTGGACGGAGTATTCCATGCATGAACTGCATGGTACCGGGCCTTACAACTATGATCTTATCGACATAGAAGGGGGCACTGGCTGCATCAGCAACCGCTCCGTTGCCGTCTGCCGCGGGAGGCTTTATTGGCTTTGGTATGACGGGGTTTATGAATATAACGGGGCAAGTCCTGTTAAAATATCCGATCCAGTGAAGCATTATATCGAAAACATATTTTTAAACAGTAAGACAAAATGTGTTGTTGGATCAAGTGGTGATTATTTATATCTAGCAATTCCTTACGGCCAAAATTATTTAACATACAGCCAGCAGTTGGATAATGCGGTGTGGACGCTGAGTGGGACACCTGTAATAACCGCAAATTCAACAGTTGCGCCTGACGGAACGACTACGGCAGACACATTAACCGATGACAGTGCCGCCGCCTGGGAATATATTTCTCAAGCATTAACAATATCTAATGACAGTACATCATGGACGGCATCGGTTTACATCAAAAAAGATACTGACGAAACCAGATTCCCTGCGTTTAGTCTATTTTTAGCAGGGGGAACCGCTGTCCAGATCTCCGCACAAATAAATACTAAAACCGGGGCGACCGTGGCAAGAACAAGTGTAGGAACTGTTGCAATACAGCCCGTGGAATCGGTTGGCGATTATTGGAGGCTTTCAATAACCGCCACCAACAACTCAACCGGAAACACAACCGCAACCGTATCTACCCTTCCTGCCGATGGAACGGTTTTTGGAACGCCAAGTGCAGCGGCCACCGGATCGGCTATTTTCTGGGGTGTGCAGTTAGAAAATAAATCATCGCCGTCTGCATATTCAAGGTCAAGGGACGCAATGTTGAATAATCTTATTTTGAAATATGACACAAACAAAAAAATTTGGCATATTGAAACGGGATCGTTTAGCGATTTTTCATTAATCGCAAATGCTTTATATGGCGTTGATTCCGTGGGGCAGATTTGGAATATGCGCAATCTGTCAGTAGTAGAGGGCATTGACTCAACAACCCCAATATCCTGGGAATTTATCACCAAGCCTTTCAATGAAAACGCCATTGCCGAAAAGAAAACGCTAACCGACATGTATTTGACTGCCGACGTATCAACCGGCAGCACCAGCTTTTCTGTTGGCTACAGCACCAACGTATTCAACAACAACAGTACCAGTTTTACCTCCCTGTCAACAATGGCCGGTTCGAGTGAAATGCAGAACAACCGGATTCAGTTACCTTTAACGGCTATCCCTAACGAAAATTGGTACAGGTTGAGATTTGTGGGAACGGGTAAGGCGACGGTTCACTACCTGCAAAAAAATATGAGGATAAGGAAGAGGTGATCCTGTGCCTTTAGAAAATTTTCAGGTTATTAGGGGTGATCCGGAAAGTACGCTTATCAGGTGGGCGCGGCAGTTAAGCTATATGCAGGATAATTTAGGGCAGGATTGCATTAAGGGTTTAACTGTCTATGACGAAAACAATGTTTTGAGGGTATTAATAGGGCTTTTATCCAACAAAACATATGGGATAAAGGTTACGCAAGGCGAAATATATTCCACTACGTTTAGAACTGGCACAGAAACGGCCACAACCTACATTGCCATGGTTCCACCGAACTTATTGCAGGTGTGGAGCAGCGTAGCCGGGGTAGCTAAATTACAACTTGAGATCGCGGCCCCGTTAACAGGTGGCGGCGGCGGGGTTGATTTCTATGTGGATGATACTTTTTGTGGACAAATAAAGGTTGATTCCCTTGTTCTTGGCATCCAGGGTATAAATAGATCCATAAGTTTATCTGGTACCAATGTTGTTTCGAGTGCAGATATAATACCAAGTGCTACTACAACCGGTAGTGTTGGTACAAATGCTTGTAAATGGGCTTTGGTGAGGGCAGTAACCATAACACCAGGGGATTTGGGATTTGAAGAAAGGACTTGTGCCGTTTGCGGGGAACAGTTTAAAAGTGGTGAAAGTTTAGTTTTATTAGTTAAAGAAATACACGAAGATTACGGTACTTTAACAATACCAATTCACGAAAGATGTAAAGGTAAAACAGCGAAATTTGAGATGGAAATGCCTGAAGTTGAAGAAAAATTCATGTTTAAAGAAGACGGAAATGTTGAATCTTACAAGACGGTTAAATTTGAAGAAGCAACAGAAAACATCTACCGACTAAAAGAAGGATATTCCTTCTGTGAAACAACAGGTAATTTCAAGAAAGATAAAGAACAATTGGCAACCAAAGAGGAAGCTGTCGAGGTCGTCCAGGTTGTTAGACGTAGAATGGTTATGAAGAAAATAACCGTAGAAACAGGAAAAGCAGGGGCTTAGTGCCCCTACTTTAAGGTAATTGTAGCTGTTTGAGTTAATTCATCCCATTCAATGGTCGCACCGAGAGCTTCCGAGATAGCCCGCAACGGAACCATTGTTCTCCCATTTTTTATTTCCGGTGCGGCATCTAGTGTTACCGGGTTCCCGTTTACCATAATCTGGTTTGAACCTATGGTGACTTTTGTTTGTCGAGTGTTTTGTGAAGTAGTTTGTGTCGGAGTAATTACCGTTGGTTGAGGGGCGGTGGTTGTGGTTGGTTGAATTGCCGGTGTGGTAGTAGTAGTTGTCGTCGCTGCCGAAGATTTTGTTCCAGTTTCTGCGGGGGTTGTAATAGTGGTTTTTGTGTAAGTCATTCCATGAGAAATACTTTCTATGTAAATTGGGGCAACTGCATAGACATAATTTGTATTTGGCTCAACAGTATTATCGGTAAAACTATAAACATTAGCCGAAACTGTACCTATTGACGGCAACCAACCTGGCATATCTGCCCTGCCTCTAATTATTTCGTAGCCAGTAGTTTCACCAGAAGCCGGTTCCCAACTCAATTCGACACTTGTTGGGCCTGTAACAGTAGCCGTAACAACAGGAGAAGGAACATTAGCCGAGGCAATCACACTAAAACCAACCAGCACCGCCACAGCGCACAACATAACAATGATTCTTCGCATTCGCACGAGAGAGACCTCCTTTGGGGGTTTTTCTTATTGTCTCACCGTTCCAGGTAAAAGTAAAGTAGGACGAATTTCCCATTTGTCAAATAGAAAGGGGGATTTAGAAATGGCAGTTTATGATGAGCACATTCAATTCTTCGGTTCGCCACAGGCTTATGCAACTGCTATCCAGCAAGCCGAAGCTCCTGGTGGTCGTGGATTAAGCGATCCAACTTCTGCCGCAGCTTTTAAGTCTGCTTCCCCGCAATATTTTGCAACTGCAGCACCACAGACCAACCCGGCGATACCGGGTAGTAAAACGAAAATTGCTCCCGTTACTACGCCGAAGGTTACTACGCCGTCATATCAAACCAGCACACCGGCATATCAGGAACATATTGACTATTTTGGCAGTCCGCAAAATTACGCTAATGCCATCCAACAGGCAGAAGCTCCCAGTGGTCGTGGATTATCAGATCCAACTTCTGCCGCAGCTTTTAAGTCTGCTAACCCGCAATACTTTGCAACTGCCGCACCTACTGTTCAAACCACGCCAGCATATCAGGGAAACATTGACTGGTTCGGTTCGCCGCAGAATTATGCAGATGCTATTTTAGCCCGAGAGGGAAGAGGTGAAACTTTATCTGATCCCGCTTCTGCGGCAGCGTTTAAAGCGATGTATCCGCAATATTTTGCAACTGCCGCAAAAGGCATACCAGGTCAGGGAAATCAACCTGTTCAAAACACTCTTCCGGCTGCACCACCTTACCAGAGTCCATATCAACAGCCTATGCAGGACATCCTCACCCAAATAAAGCAGCGTCTCAACGAGAATTATGACTATACAACCGATCCGTATTATCAGTCCCAGGTGCAATTAGCCGAACAGCAAGGACAACAGGCCAGTCAGCAGTCTATGGAGGAATTAAATGAAAGGGGAATCTTAAACAGCACTATCACCGCCGACCGTGTAGCGCAAGCTATGCAGCAGGCCAGGACGGAAAGACTGCCGGGGGCTATTTCGCAGGCTTATCAGATGCGGCAGGGCGAGACCGGAAACATACTTAGTATGCTTAATGCTTATGCTGGTCTTGAGGGTCAGGATTACACAAGATGGAGGCAGGCCGATCAGGATGCGCTTGCAAGGGAAAATACTTTATATGCGCGACAGCGGCAAGCGGAGCAGGACGCACTTGCTAAAGAAAAAACTGCAATAGATCAAGCTGAGACCAAACTGAAAAACGCATGGGAAAGGGTTAAAAATATCGGATACGTGGACAACACGGCCTCTGTCGTTCTTGGCTTGCCGGTTAACACCCCTACGTTGGAAGCGCAAAAGGCTTATGACACGTTGGTTAATCAGCTAAACATTGCCAAAATGAATAATGTCGCAGACTTGCAGCGGACGCAGGTAACTCAGGCGGGGGCAAATGCAAGGACACAAGCAAATATTCAGGCACAAAAAGAACTTGCAGCTATAAAAAATAGTTCCAATACTGCAACAAACAATCTTATAAATGATTTAATGAGGCTTAGTTCTCCAACAGAAGCATTCTCATATATTGCTGGAGAAAATGGGCAAAATGCGGCAACTGGCGGAGCAGATTTAAGTAAAGCAATGCAAACTTTGCGCCTTCGTTTTCCAGAATATTTTAGTCAGCAAGCAACATGGGATGATCTTTTAGGTGGATCAGGGGAAAACCCTCAGTAGGGCAGGCAGCACAATCAGCCGGGGTTCCCGAAAAACTGTTGTCTGCCCTTGTTAAAAATGAGTCCGGTGGAAACCCTGAGGCCGTTTCTCCTGCCGGTGCAATCGGCTTAACTCAACTAATGCCAGGTACCGCCGAAGGACTTGGTGTTGACCCATACGACCCGGAACAAAACCTACTCGGTGGAGCCCGTTATCTTCGCCAGCAGTTTGACCGTTTCGGCAGTTGGGATCTTGCCCTTGCTGCCTATAATGCCGGACCTGGTGCGGTAGAAAAATACAACGGTATCCCACCATACAAAGAGACACAGGCATATGTAACCAATGTTATGAGGGATGCCGGGATAGGATAGGAGGTGCTTAAATATGCCTTTCGATAAAAGTGGAAAATGGACGCCTTTTAGTGCACCGCCAACCGGTCAGCAACAAAAAACTTTCCTTGAAGGAAATTTTGGTATACCTGCCTTGCCGGAGCAAGAAACACCTGCCCCTGAACCGCAACCTGAGCAGACACCTATACCGTTTTGGAGACAAGCTCTCGGTGCCGTAAACCGCTTTGGCGAGGAAGTAATGAAGGGTGCACACCTGGATAATGCCGTAAAAACATACGGCCAACTGCACGGCTGGCAAGAACCTTCCCCGGAATACCAAGCTGATATGAATATCCCAGCGGCTGAGAAAGCTGGACAAGTCGGGCAGTTTGTCGGCCAATCACTTCCTTGGGTGGGCGCAGCGTTAGTTCCTGAATTATTAGGAGTTAAAGCAGCAGGAACAGGATTGTCGTTGATTTCTAATCTTGCCAAAAAAGGAGCGGTTACTGGACTAGGGCACGCTGCATATGAAACAATAATGGCACCTCAAGAGGAAAAACCAACAATTACTGATGTAAACAAAGATATCCTTGCAGCAATGGGGTTTGAGTTTGGAGCTCGCACCGCCGGACAATTGTTACCAAAAAATCTACCTCGCATAGTATCAAGTCCATCCAAAGCCGCTACCGGTGCGGTAACGGGCACAGGTGCAACATATCCTCTTTTAGAGCCAGAAGAACGGCAAAATATGAAGGAACAACTCATAAAATCAGGGGCAACTATAGCGGCGGCAGATTTGATTATCAATATGTTTGGCGGTAGGGGGGCTTTTATTCCAGTTGGTAGACCAGTTCGGGGAAGAACAGTTCCACCAACTGTAAGGGAATTGGTAGATACAACAGCAAAACAATCGGCACAGTTACCACCAACTGAAATGGAACGATTTTTAAAAGCACCGCCACGGAGTCGGGGGGAAAAACTTGAAAGTATCAGTTCCAAGACGCCCATGCAAGGACAGAATACCACCGGTGGTCCAAAAACTTACCGCGAAGTACAGAGTGCAATTGATAATTATGAAGATGCCCTGATTAAAAAATATGGCGAAAGCGAAGTTTTAGGTGCCCCTGTGCCTGGACTAATCGGAGCATTTAAAGGTGTTTCTCCGAGAAGGAATCCTATCACAGGTAAAGAAACAAAATTAACAGATGATGAGCTTGGTCAGTTAAAAGAAATGTACCATCAAAGAGATGAAATAGGGGCGAATGAAGATAAGGCGGTTTTAGATTCGGCTATGTCAAGGATGCCTAAAGATGGTCCTGCAACCCCCGATATGGTTAAAGAAACCTTGCAGAAATTAATGAAAGATAAGCAACTGGTAGATATCTTTGGTCATACTAAGCCGGATAACTTGCAGGAAACTGTAAATAAAATTTACGTCAGTCTTTCCCATAAATTGGCCGCTAAAGGAGAACTGCCAGAGGCTTTTGCCGGTGATCTTGATTTAGCTTTAAGTGTGGCTAGGGACTTTCATTCTTCTGCGTATGGTAAAAGTCCTGAACCTTTGCTAAGGCAGGTAAAGGGGATAGTTGATGTTTTGTTTGGAACTGGGGCAAGCGAAAAAACAGGCCTCTCCAAACTGATTACAGGGGGGGGAGTACTTGAAAGTATAGAAACGAAACAACCGTGGCAAATGACGAGGGAAGAATGGACACAAGGCAGACTTAATGAATACGAAGGAGAATTAAACAGGGAAAAGAGACTCCTGACAAAGAATAAAGAAGACCCCGATTCAACCAGGGGTAGACATATCAGGAACCTGGAACTGGCAGTAGGTACTCTGAAGAGTGGGGCACCTTTAGAGACAGTGAATAAGCAGGCCGTAGATTATTGGTCCGGGCACAAAAACGCCATTGACCTGGCACTTTCCAAAGGCAAACCAGTTCCCCCAGAGGTATTAAAGGATTATCCTGATCTAAAACCAAAAGACATCCAAACTACCCGCGCTGAAATCCAGAGCATGGATGATGTTTTGAAAGTCAACGAAACGCCAGAAGGTCCGATCATGCTCTATTCCGGCATCCCAGCAGAAAAGATTGCCGAGAGTGTTCAGAAGGCCGCTATAAAGCTTCAGGATGCCCTTGGTATCCCTGAGAAGGGCGGTAAGGTAGAAATAGTCCAGAGGGCGGAAGCACAGCAGCCGGGATTATTGACGCCGTTTAAATCTCCTTCCCGGGTAGCGCAGAAGTACCCAGAGATAAAACCATACGTCGAGAGCGGAAACAAGGCCACGGAGGTACAGGAACGTCTCAGAAACGTGTTCAATAAACGCTTTGCTGAGATTGATAAAACCCTTGGCGGGAGTAGTACCATACCGATCACTAAGCCACTGGAGAAGGTCAAGGCAATTGCCGGGGTTAAGTCCTACAAGGAAAATAAGTCGGCGTTGCAAGAAATCCTTCTCACCGGCGACATGATGGGCAAGAAATTTACTGCCGCGGAATTACGTTCTGAGTTTGGCGCCAACGATGCGGTAATCCGGGCCTATAATCTTACCCGCTCCGCTTATGACCACGCTCATACAATTGCCAGTAGCGTGAGAGAATTGCGCGGGAAAACACCAGTTAATTACCGCGAAGGCTATATCCCGCATTTCTTTCATAGTTGGTTTATTGTTGCTGATGGACAGGTGGTAGGGAGTGCCAAAACTCTCCGTGAAGCTGTTTCTATCAGTAATCCTGTGGTGAGAGAAAAGGGAATCGACATCAAGATAGTGCCAAAGACTTTTGAGTTTCCCGGCGCAGATGTCCAAGCCGCGGTACTTGGTGATATGAAATATTTCAAATTGAAAAGCAAGGTTGAAAAAGAGTTTGGTATATCGGCGGCAGACGCGCAGGCATTGCTTGAAGGCGTGGCCAGGATGAAAGGACGCTCCCGGTTTGTGGGTAACTTTCTTCAGCGCAAGGGTGTACAGGGCTGGGAAAAGAACCTTGATTGGGTGAACCGGCATTACTTCAATATGATAAGCCGGTATGCGGCCTTAGATCAGTTCAAGTCGAAGGCCATAACCCAATTTGAGAGAACGTTTGGCTCTTTTGACAAGGATCATACTGGTACCGCTAAGTACATCAAAGACTATATCAACGACATAAACGGCAACCCGACAGCGGTTGAAGAATTACTTAACAACAGCCTTGCCAAAGTGCCGGGGTTTTCTAAGTTTCTCGGTACATTCCTGGGGGACCGTCCATCCTTACAGCTCGCTTCTATGACCACCAACGCGGTGGCAATCGCAAAATTAGGCTTATACAACGTTTCTTCGGCCATGGTAAACGCCACGCAGTTGATTAACTCCTACGCCAAGTTAGGTGAAAAGTGGACGGCGCAAGGGTTGAAAATGGCAACTAGACTGACGCCAACTGACAGGGGCATATTGAAGCAGATTGGAGTTGATACACAGTTAGGCTTGGAATCCGGAGCGGGCTATTCAAAGGCTGGGCAGATGGGCAAATTATTTCAAAATTCCCTTGTCCTTTTTAAAGGAGTAGATACGTTTCTACGCCGCACATCTGGTCTTGGTGCTTATCACAAGGCCATATCCGAAGGGAAGACCAGGCAACAGGCCCTTGAATACGCAAAACAGATTATCGACCAGACGCAATTTAACTACAGTATTGCCGAGGCTCCGGCTTTTATTCGACGTTCTGGTCCGGTGGGGCAAGTCCTGTTTCAGTTTAAAAAGTATCCAATTAAACAACTTGAATTCATAACCCAACTTAAAGGAGCCGAAAATGTTCGCTTTTGGATTCCATTTGCCCTTATTAGCGGGTACTATGCTATGCCAGGGTTTGAGTTGCTGAAAAGTTCGGTCAAATCTATGTTTAATGTCGATATTGACCTGGAAGTAAAAAAACATCTTATGGATTGGGCCAGTGATGATCCCACAAAACAGAAAATAGCCAAAACCATTATGTATGGTATTACTTCCAATGCCGGCGTGGATATTTCCCGTCGTATTGGCGCGGGCGACTATGTCCCGAGTCAAGGAAGAGACTTTATGGGACCAACTGTAAGTACAGTTGTAAACGCGGCACAGTTGGCGGCGAAAAAGGAATGGGTCGAAATGTTGAGGGCTATCTCTCCGGCTGCCGGCAACCTCGCCTTAATGCTCGAAACAGATGGGAAAATAAGTGATCCCTGGAACCGTGGAAGGCTAAAGGCAAAGTTAAAGCCGGAAGAAAAGGCGATGAAGGCACTTGGCTTTACCACATCTGGAGAGGCGATTGAAAGGGATAAGTCAAAGGCGATCGTCTATTCTGAGCAGCGGCGCAAGGAATCGGAGCAGAAGGCCATCGACGGGTTTATTAAGACGGTGCAAAGCAAGGATAGGGCGGCGGCATTGAATCAGGTTAAAGCGCTGGAGAAGATGGGCATAACGCCTCAGCGGGTTATGGACGAAATGAAGAAGAAGAAAATGTTGCCGACACAGAGGGCGATCACTAACGTGCCGAAGAAGGAAGTTAAGGAATATATAGACATTTACAAGTTTAAGTAAAACAGCGCAGGCCCCGCCCGGGGTGGGACCCTATGGCGGGTTTTACGGGATGTGACCCCGTTCCTGCAAAAACAGAATACCACGATCACCGGGGAGTGTCTAACCAACGCTTCCCTTTTTGTAACTATTTACCAGGGGGTGGGGCATTGACTGGCTATTGCACAAGTTGTGAACGCATGGCCACGGCTGAAACTAAAATTACCAATTTGGAGGGGGATATGAAGGAAATGGGCAAAAAACTCGACAGGCTCCAGTGGTGGATCATGAGCACGGCGGTAGGGGTGGCCGTTACACTGGTTGTGAATCTTGTTAAGGGGGCTTAAATTGATGGAGATAAAGCCGTTCCCCTGGACAAATGAACGCCTTAATCAGATGAGCTTTATCAACGGCGTTGATTACCTTGTTGTCCATCATTCCTACAGCGCCGATGTATCCGCCGAGACAATCGATCAATGGCACCGAAGCAAGGGATGGGTTGGAATCGGATACCATTATATTGTTCGCGCTGACGGATCAATCGAAAAAGGCCGTCCGGATAACAAGATGGGCGCCCACGCACAAGGATTTAACCAGCGCAGCCTTGGCGTTGTCCTGGCCGGGGATTTCACCAAGGCTGTACCATCCCCGGCACAATTTGACGCCCTGGTGGGCCTCCTGCGAAGTCTCAAGGGGCAATACCCGGCGGCGCAGGTAGTGCGGCACCGGGACCTAATGGCTACGTCGTGCCCCGGCAAATCCTTTCCATGGGGTGAATTAATGAAAAGGTTGGAGGCTAAAAAGATGGACCCTATCACAATTAAAATCGGATCCACAACGATCACCGGCCAGCTCGGCGGCGACACCACCACCGGACCGGTGCGTGCAATCGCAGAGGCTATGGGTGGGGTTGTGGCCTGGGATGAGGCCAATAAAACAGTGACGGTTATACCAGGCGGTTATTACGCCGAGAACCAAATGTTGCGGCAGAAGATTAAGCAGGCTTACGGCGTCCTGGCCCCGTTTGCGCTGTAGGTAGTAAGGAGGGGGACTGTGATGCGGTGTCCTGAGTGCAATGCCGAGATGCTACCCGCGATTACTGTCCGCAGCAACATTTACACCTGGGAATGCCCACGGTGCAAAACGATTTACAACGATAGGACAGGGAAAATCATTAAGAAAAAGGAGTGATTACCTATGGGAGACGAACAAACCCCGTTAACTCCGGAACCGCAACCGACCCCACAACCCGGTACAGCCCCCAAGTGGGTACCCATTTGGCTTGCCGTTATCGTAACCGGCCTAATCGCTGGAAAGGCTGCTGGAGCCCTGCCGGTGGACTTCAACGCAGAGGCGAGGGAGTACATCAACTACGGTTTCGGCGTAGTGACCGGCCTGTTTATGCAGGCGGCTTATAGCCTAGTAAAGAAGGGATGATAAAAATGAAATGCGATTCATGCACACATAACAAGGTTTGCGGTCACAAACAGGAATACGCCGAACTCGAAGAAAAACTTCCGAAAACCGAAGGGATGTTCAGCACTGAATTAAAGTGCAGCCATTATGGGAACTGCCAAAATCCCCCTTATCCTTATGGCGGCCAGTATATCCCAAGGGATAATCAGCGACAACAACAGACCAGCGACAGCGGAACCCCTTTACCGCAACCACCATTTACTACATGTTAATACGTTCCCTCCCCTGCCCCCTCTTCGGAGGGGGTTTTTCTGTTTTATGCTTGACCGTGAGTTATATATGTTGTAGAATGTAGACAAGATAACTTTATAGAAGGAGATGACTATATGCCAGAACTAATCACCCGCACCGTAAAAATAGAAACAACCGCCGAAGCAATCCGGAAATGTAAATCATACGCCGCATTAGAAGGGATAAAGTCAGTACAACGCCTATTGGGTGAACTGATGGAAAAATGGGTTGATGAGTATGAAAAGGACAAGGAGGTGGAGAAGTGAGTTCTATCGACATAAGGCAATCACCTGAATATCAACAAGGTTATCATGAGGGATACAGGGAAGGCTTGACCAAGGCAAGCCAGATACTACAAAAAGAGTTTGAAATGATCCATATCAGTAAGCCAATTACCTTTAAATGCGAACCTAAAAACGGAGTATGCCCAATAATTGAAGCAATAACCGAAAACGCCGATCTCCGAGCTGAGGCAGCCAAATATAAGGAACTGTTCGAGAAGGCCCATGATCGGGCGCTGAGAGCAGAAGCAGAACTAGAAAAAATTAATATTCCCAATCCCTAACAACCTGGCAATCCAGCCGGGCTTCTTTTTTTCCATCTCCGCAACCTTCCCCCAAACCGCCGCGACTTCCTTCCGTGTTTCCGCGAATTCTTCCTCCTGCTTCGTTAGCCTTCCGCGTAACTCCTCGATTTCTTCTTCATTCCTTTTGGCTTCTTCCTCGTACCTCTGACTGACCTCTTCGATCATCTTCCTTGTTTCCGCGTTTTCCGCTTCGTTCCTGCTTACCACTTCCGCGATCAGATCAAGCAGGGATCGACGCGTCACAAGCTCGTAGGACTCAGGTGGTAGGACGTCCACTTCGACTTCCCGGCTGGCCTGGTAGTCAATTACGGCCTGTGCAGGTATGCGCCATTCCTCGGTTTTGCGGCCAGGGACTTTCTTGCAACCGGGAAACTTTTCAGCGGCACAAAGTAGGGTGACATTCTTGGGGCTACAACCTAATATTGCGGCGGCTTCTTTTGTTGTGAGGTAGTGCATCGTATCTCCTCCCGGAAGGCGTTTAATTCAGCTTTTCTTGTGGATAACTTTTTAGCTATATCATCATTATTGTTTATATATGTAGTAATCTCTGGTAACATCGGGTCATTTTGTCCCGTTGCATCGGGGCAGGTTGTCCCTTTCGATTGTCCCGTATTGTCCCTTTCCATTGGGTCAATATGTCCCGATGGGCTACTTTCAAGGGTAAACAGGGTTTGGTAGTTAATTCTATACCACTTTGTCCTATCTGTGGGGATCTTATTAAAGCAACCAGTGACAAGCAATTCATTATTCTCTAACTTGCTTATTGTTCTCTTAATGGTTTTTTCGCTCCAAAACGGAAACTGTTCATGCCATTCCTCAAAGGTATTGTAAACCCAATAAAAGCCGTTTACTTTCTTCTCTTTACCAGCTTCACGCTTATTCTCTAGCCAATAATGGATTTGCTGAATTATTATAGCCTCGTTAAGCCCGATCAGTTTTGCAAGTGTAGGGTCAATTACAAGCGGTCTAGAATTAAATAAGAGTCTACTCATTTGATGCTACATCAACATCATGGAATTTTTTATGGCAAAATTGGCATAATACTATGACATCAGACGGTAATTCTTCGCCTTTCCGTTCATAAGTTCGATGGTGGACATTTAGACTATCTTTACTATTACATAGTTGACATGAATAATTTGATCTTTTCAAAGCATCATTCCTAACTTTTTGCCAGTGTTCCGTGTTTAGATAATCCATATATTTCATACATGGTTTTTTATTAGTAGGAATTTGTTTTTTCTCGTACACAATATACTCATGCCCTTCAAGGCGTCCTTCTTTATTGCGCCTCCTTGTTCTTTTTATATAACCTGCTTTTATTAGTTCCTTTAAGCCAGAATAAACAGCGTCCCTTCCGTCTTTAGCCTTATTTATAATGTCGGACATAACAACATTCCAATCATCTGGTTTACTAAGTAAATACACAAGTATGCCTTTTGACTTCCATGATATTGTTGAATCGGAAAGAACACCTTTATCAACCATAGCGAAAGGGTTTTTCTTGTCTTTCTCAATTCTAAAGATAGTCTTGTTATCCAATGTTTACCCTCCTAAAATCAAAATACCCCTGCGGATTCTCCCGCAAGGGTTATTCTCGTATTGACCATGTGCCCCGTTTTTGCTATAATAGAACAAGTCACACAGCTGACGAGTGGTGGCTTTAGCAGAAGTCATCCACTGCAATCCCTTGATGCTGGTAACATCGGGGGATTACTTATTTATTCAGTTATTTTATATTATAGAGGAATATTGTAATAGCGTCAATATCTGACAGTATAAAGCCCCCTCACGTGAGGGGGTTCTTTTGTTTACCAACCATAGCCGCTGTAATAACTTGGCGTGTAATAACTTCTGTAGCTTGGCGTGTAATAGTTATAACTAGGCGTATAATAGCTTCTGTAACTTGGCGTATAGTAGTTGTAAGAGGGCGTTGTTTTCGTGCCAATACTGCCTGTGTATGGGTTTATGTTCCCTTTCGTGCTCCAGTTATTGTAGAAGTTTCCGTCCGAATTACTGCGATAATACGGCGCGACATAGGTTCCATTGCTTTTGTAATATCCGCTAACTCTCACTGCGGCGTCTGCGACTGATGCAAAGACAAACATGGTCAATATTGCCAAGATTAAAACGGCGATTGATTTCTTCAATTTTCATCACCTCCTTATAGTTTTTTATACAACAAGAACCTGCCTGATCGGTTTACCGTAATTTAGGATTGTTTTTTAACTTCTCGACATCTTTCTTGAGTAAGCCCACTTCTTCCTTTAATTCCTTTGCAGGATCATTGGTGGTTTGAACCGAAGGAGATGAGTTGCTTCTATTTCCTGAGACAGGTGAATTATTCACAAAATTCAGCACTAAAATTAGGAAAGGTATGATGATAATTCCTGCAATAATGCCTATTTTTAAATCTCTAATACTTTCTTTTGACATTAACTATCACTCTCCTTACACAAGAACCCACCGGCTCGGCGCCGGGGGTTCTTTGTTTTATGTTTCGGCTATTTCTTCAAGATTCTCCTTATCCATTTTGGGAGAAAAAGAATTAACTTCCCATTGCGGCTGCCTGCTCGTCCCTCGCTTTGTCTTTTTGCGCAAAAATATCTATAATCTTTTCCACGTCTACTTGGCTATCCTCTGATAATTCCAGAAGTTTTTTTATGCGCTGTTCTTTCTTTGCAGTGATTTCGATTGACTTGAAATTAAACAAAGATAGGATGTTTAGTTTTGGTTGGAAGCGAAAGTCGTCCGATTGCTCAAGGAGATAATCCTTACTAACTTCAAAAAAGTCAGCTATTTTACAAAGCATTTCTAGGTTTGGTGCTCTCTTCGCATTTTCATAATTATTCACTGTTTGTTGTGTAACATTTAAAACCCTCCCAAGATCATCCTGAGACATTTCCTTTTCTTCTCTAAGCATTTTTAGTCTTTTACCAAACATGAAACCACCCCTTTAAAATATTATATACAACATTTTGTTTAGATAAATAACTTTAACAAAAAGTTGTTGACATTACAACGGTAAGTTGTTATTATTGTTACAACGACACGTTGTCAAGGAGGGGATGGAAATGAACGAATTTAAAACCCTTGCCAAACTAAGAGAAAGCAAGGATTTGTCTCAAGCGGATATTGCAAAATTGTTAGACATGACACCGCAAGGTTATGGTGCTATTGAGCGCGGTGAGCGAGGATTGAAAGCAAAAAAAATAAAGAGGCTGGCAGATATATACGGAGTTAGTACGGACTATATCATTTTTTTAGTCTTAAACAACAACGGCAAGTTGTTGAACCGGTCTACTGGCACAGAATAGGAGGATCGCCATGAATATCCACGCATTCCCAACCAAAACCGATCGCGCCAGAATCCACGATCTCGTTCGGCTTAACGCTTACGGCAAACTATCCCGGGTACACATGGACGAAGTTATCTCGCAGATTTTATACAATTACAAACTTAGCAAGATACACATGGACGGCTATACCGTGCGCAGGGGGGAACCGATACAGACCCCTATAGGCGAGTGGCCCGTGGTTCATATCGAGGCCCACCGAACGGCAGACGGCCCGAATTGCCCGGAGTGCGGTGGCAAACCCGGATACCTCGAAGGTGACAAGGTGATCGTTGCTGGGTGTCGGAATTGCGGCGTAGTGTTTAAGTTTCGCGACAAGGAGGTGGAGCAAGGTGCAAACCCTCAAGACGTTGGCTAGATATGCGTTAATCGGGTACATCGTCGATAAGGGGTTCAACGTTCTGGTGGCAGCGGTAGCCATCACAGGCATACTGTGGGCGTTCAACGGGCTATTTAAACTATGGTAACCGGCGAGGCCGGAGAAATAAGGGGGTTGATTATGTTTAAAATCCAGGTTTTTATGCTCAAGAAGGGCGGCATAGAAGAGAAGCTGGCTGTCGATGTGGAGATTCGCGATTCTCATCATGCGGACGGAATTGTCCGGGCACTAGTACACAGTGGATACGAAGTAATAATTTCAGAGGTGCAAGATGTTTTATCCGGAGATCCGCAAGTTCTGGACGACATAGCACTGCTTAAACGGTTACGGAGAGCCGCCGAGTGTGAGCAGTCTAACGGCATAGTATCGGCATATGCAAACCAGGGGCTTAGACAGCCTAAACCATTTTAAGGAGGCGTGATTTCATGCTCAAGCGTATAAAGCGTTGGTTAGCCGAGCGCAAACTGTCCGAACGGGATAGACAATGGAGAGCATTCTTCCGGGGGGAGTGGTAGGGATGCCAGCAATATAAAAAGACCGCTTTTGCGAGAAGCGGTCCGTTGAAGAAAAACTTGGTTTAAAGTTATTTCTATTATATGCGAAAGGGCAGGTGAAAGCAAGTGTCCAAAGCCACAGAAGCCACAGATTCTCTAAAGGCGGCGTTAAAGGCCGTAAAGGCTATTGTAAATCCAATTTCTGTGTATATCAACAATGACAATATCTCCGTTCAGGTGCTTGGCTTGCGTGACATGGAGCAGGTTCCGGGGGATGTAGTCATAGTGCCGTGGGCGGTGGGAGACTATCCGCAGTATACCAGCGAGGCCTATAAGATATACGAGGGCGTCAAGTTTCATTGCCTTCTGAGGTGACTGGCGACATTTCGGTGCGTCCAGAGTGGAAATAAGGAGGAAGCAGGATGCCTGAAAAATACCTGCGGGTAACGATGCCGGACGGTTCAAAGTGGGATGTGCCGGCCCGAGTGATAGCTACAAGTAGGGCTGATTATTACTACGATCAAGATTTTGGCATATCGCAAGAAAATTTGTATTATCAAGCCTTATCAAGTGACTATAAGTTAATTGACTGGGCCGAAAACAACATGGACTGGTCAGACGTTGCCGAATGTGCCGTTAAGGTCGAAGAAGAACCGGAACCGGTCGATTATCAGGAAGGCTGGGTGAACGGCGAAAAGGAGATTGTTCTGAAATAAACCATTGCGGCGCCGTCCCTTCAAATTTGATACCAAGGAGGATAATCATGGATTTAAAAGGCGTTAGCACTGCTGATTTATTCAACGAGTTAAGAACCAGGGAAGGCGTTCAAGAGGTAATTGCTTATCCCTACGTGGGTTACTCGGTGCATGTAAATGGAGACGGGGACGATAGACCGGTAGACATTAATGAAACTGGGCCAGCAAGTATTTTAATTGTAACGGATTAGTTAATCTCTCTCCCAACTAGCCGCATTAGCGGCACCTTTTAAAACAATCCCCGGCGTGGCCGGGGTTAATCGAAAGGATGATAAGCGTGGCTAAATTTAAAATTGAGGTTGATTTAGGCTGGCTAGACGAAGGCGTCGATATAGACGAGGTAATAAAAGAGGAAATTATTTCATCTATCAAGACAAAAATCACTTCGGATGCTACAAAAGAAATGACTAAGAAATTGGGCGAGGTGATTCAACAAAAGACAACTGAAATTGTTGACAATTTCCTTGGTGAGACGCTACAAAACAGCGTTGAAAATATGAAAATCCCTTACAAGAAAGATACTTTTAGCTCTAATGTTCAATTTATGCCTTTAAGTGAATTTGTCGGTAAGCGATATGAGGAATTTTTAAATAAAAAGGTTTTCGACAAAGACGGATGTACTCCAAGGCATGACAGCGACAGGAAACTTTCCATAAATGAATATCTTATCAATAAATATCTCGAAAAAGAACTTGGCTCAAAGGTCAGTAACTTAATCCAAAATGCTAGAAAAGAAGCTGAAGACACAATTATCAAGACGTTGGAAGAAAACTTAAGGAACCAGTTATCCGTTGACATAATCAAGAGATTAAACATACCCAATATGCTCAAGAACCTACAGGAAAAAGCTGCACTTTTGGATGGAGATAAAGAAGTTTAGTTCTCCCAATATGCCGGGGCTACGGTCCCGGCAACTTTTAAAACAATCCCCATAAGGGGTGAAGGAATATGTACGGATACCCAACACTGCAACACCCACAAGCCACCCGCCTCTCCCCGGGCACAATCGCAGAACACAAACTCCTACCTGGGGTGGCGCTGGTGGTCATCAGTGGCCCGGAGCGAGGGTTGCGGGGCGATGTGTACAGGGTGCAGCGACCGGATGGAAGCGAAGTACCGGCGCTGCGGGAGAATTTGAGATTGTGAGGTGATACCGATGTTGCTTTGGGAAATCGTTGACCAAATCGCACAGGGTCCACCTGTTTATGAGGAAGATATCCGCTGCAACATAGCCTATTGCCGGTTTAATGAGGATGGCCGATGCGCAAACGGGTTGGACATTTGCGTGATTGAGTACAGATAGGAGCTGATAATGTGCCAACATTGAACGAATTAGCCGAAAACTACAAAAACATCGCTGCTTTAATGGATGATGACACAATCGAGCCTGAAACTTTAAGTATCGCCCTTAAAACCATAGAGGGCGACATTGCCACTAAGAGCCAAAATATTGCCGTTATCCTAAACAGTATGGATGCAGATATTAATATTATTGAGACTGAAATACAACGCCTGAAAAATCGCAAGGATTCCATTAAAAACAAACATGATTGGCTCAAAAATCACCTTCAATTCCACTTGGAGAATTTAAAACTAGACAAAGTTAAAACACCGTTATTTACAATCTCGCTCCAGAAGAAACCCGGCTCAGTTAAAGTTTTAGACGAAAAAGCTATACCGGCCAAATTTTTGACGATAGTCCCACAGACTACGGTTCCCGATAAAAAACTCATAGCGGCGGCGTTAAAGGCCGGGGAAAATGTGGCAGGGTGTGAAATAGTGCAGGAAAAATCTTTAAGGATCAGGTAACGGCATGAATAAATCCGAAAGTATCCAAAATATTGCCAAGGCACTTGTAGGCTTTCAGTCCGAAGTCAAAAACCCTACCAACACAGCAGAAAACCCCTTCTTTAAAAGCAAATATGCTCCACTTCCCGACATTCTAAACGATGTCCGTCCACTTCTAGCCAAGCATGGATTATCACTCTTGCAGGCTCCTAGCGGTGATGGTGACAAGATCGTGATCACAACGCTACTAATGCACGAATCCGGGGAATGGATAGAGACTTGTCCCCTTATCCTTAAGGCAGACAAAGCAACGGCACAGGGGGCTGGTAGTGCCATTACATACGGCAGGCGTTATGCGCTGTCTGCTGTTCTGGGTATTAGCTCCGAGGACGACGATGACGGAAACCATGCCACGAAACCAACAGACAAAAAAGCAGCCACAGCAACCACAGAGGCAACCAGTAAACCACTAACGCAAAACGGAGACTTATTATCTGATCCACAACGCAAGAAAATCTATGCCGTGACGACAAAAATGAGCATTAAGCCGGAAGATGTTAAAAAGATGATGCGTCAGCGATATAAGGTTGACGACAGCAAGCAACTAACGAAGAAACAAGCCAGCGATTTCATTGAATTTCTCGAGAAGTTGGAAAACGGCAAGGAAGTTTGGTTTGATGATTCGGAAGTACCGTTCTAGCACCCCAGGCGCGGCCACCCCGCGCCAATCCCACACAAGGAGCGTGAATATTTATGATTGACCGCATATACCGCGAGCTCCTGCGAGAGCGAGACAAGTTGCGGAAGATGACGCTTGGAGCCCCGGAGGCGTACCGGCAGAGTCTGGTAGTTGACCGGCTGGTGATGGAGTATTACCGGGCGCTGGAGATGAAAAGGAGGGTGTCGTGATGAGTGAGAAACGCGATTTAACTCAAGACCTAGAATGGATTCAACGGTTGACATCTGATACACATAAGTTGGCAAAACATGCAATACGCCGGGCAATGGCTGCCGAGGCTGAAAACACCCGCCTCCGCGAAGAACTCGCCGCCGCGAATGGGCGGGAGTATGCCGAGAGGGTTAAGCGCATGGAAGAGGCATTAAGGCTTATCTCTTATCAGCCTTGTGATAATTCTAAAAACAAAGAGATGTTCGGCTCATGCCTCCCAAGTTTCGACTGTTTAACGGAATACTGTTTGCCTTGTATCGCCAAAGCCGCCCTGGAGGTACCAGAAGATGGCAGTTAAACGGATTTGCCCCGGATGCGGGGAGGAACGCTGGTCGGAAGATGCGGAGGGTACCTGGCGCTGTGTAGAGTGCGGAGCTGAGATCCCGCCGCCGAAGGAGGGGGAGAAGGCGTGAAGGAGCGTCCAATACTATTTTCAACAGAGATGGTCAAGGCAATCCTTGAGGGTCGCAAGACTCAAACGAGGCGCGTGATTAAGCCGCAACCGACTATGCACGATTTTGGCGACCATAAATGTTTGGCATGGGGAAAACCGCTTGTGGTTCCCGGCTATCTATTTATAGGCGTTGATCGAGCTATGGAATCTCCTTCTTATCTCCGTTGCCCTTATGGGTCGGAGGGAACTGTTCTCTGGGTGCGGGAAACGTGGGCACAGGAAAACGTAAATCATAAAGATGTTTTTATTTACAAAGCCGATGGATGGGATCGCTCTGGCCTTAAATGGAAATCCTCCATCCACATGCCCCGGAAAGCAGCCCGGATATTCCTGAAAGTTAAAAACGTCAGGGTGGAACGGTTGCAGGATATCAGCGAGGAAGATGCAAAGGCCGAGGGTGTAGATCACTGTTGCCCTAGTTATAGACATAAAGACTGGAATGATAAATGGATATCAGGAAATTGCCATGATTGCACCCACCATAACCCCATAACAGGTAAAAGAGAAACATGTGGATGGAGACATGATGAAGAGACACGGTTTCAATGGTCGTGTGGCTGTGGAAGTAGTTTTGAGTTAAGAGATGATAAAATTCCCGAACCATATCGGTTTAAGTTTGCTTTTGTCTGGGATGAGCTATTAAAACTACCATTTTGGAACGATAACCCCTGGGTGTGGATTGTGGAGTTTGAGAGGACGCAGCCATGACCGCCCCAACCTGCCGCTGCCTCCACCGCCGCGAGGGTTGCCTCGCAAAGTGTACGGTGTCGCGGGAGACGGAGTTGCACCGGCGGGAGTGCGGGGAATGTCACTTCAACGAGGAGGTGCGGCGTGGTAATTCGCAAGCGAACTGGTTGGTCATACGGGAAGCGTCATCGGTGCCCTGAATGTAAAAAACTGCATAACGGCGCAAAAGGAAAGCCGTGTGCAAAATGTAGCCCTGTTAAGGGCCGGGGTGGAGATCAGATATAAGCGGGAGGCGCGGGGATTGAACTACATCCGGGAGATTAACGCATTCTATGATTGGCTCGAAACAAATTCCATATCTGATTCCGCGATTGCTTTATGGTACGCATTGATGCACATAAACAACAAGACGGGATGGGTAACAGAATTTGCAGTAGCTTTATCGACACTGGAAACAAAAACAGGGTTAAAAAAGGATGCGATAATCAGGGCCAGACACAGGCTACAGCAACTAAACAGAATTGAATTTAAAAGCCGTTCTGGGCAACAGTCAGCACTCTACTCTATCAAGGCATTTGAGACTTGTGTCGTTTTAAACGAAACTAAGTGCGACACTAACCGCAACACAAACCGCGCACTAACTG